ACAGAGTTAGCCGGTGGATGGATAACAAACCGCTGGTAAGTCTCATCCGTCTCCAATTCGGGGTTAAACGTCACCCATATCTCGGAATCCTGCTTACGAATGGTAGGAATCAGGACGTTCCACGACAACCGGCTAGTCGTTTGGGCCTCCTCCACCCAACATAAGTCAACGCCTTCGTAACTTTTTACGTTAGCTACGTTGTTCTTAAGTCCAACAAATGAGAATTCAGTCCCATTCTTGCCCCGAATGCTGCTTTGGGTAATCTCATAAAACCCATCCAAACGCAGGTCAATGATTTGGTCGCAAAGCAGCTTGTGGACGGAATCACGGATTGATGTCTGAAACTCACGGGCGCAAAGGATACGCAACGGCCTTTGTGCGCCCTTTATTAGTAGCGCCCTAGCAACGCCCCAAGACTTAGCACCGCCACGCCCACCGTACAACACTCGATAACGGCTTTTCTCGGGCTGAAACAAGCATTGCAGCTTCTGCGGGAACTGCGCGTTGGATATTGCGCCAGCTACGTCACTCATCCGGCTTTACAAAAGTAACGGTGATTCCGCTTATCAATGGAGCGCCATCAGCACCCGTTATCTCAGTCTTAGTTGATTCCCGATACTTCTTAGGAAACCGCGCAGCCATTGAGCGCGACCAGATCGAGGCGTTGATTTTGTCCGATTCCCTATTCTCAATCATGTGAGTTTGGGCTATATCTTCCCACCAAAGCAGTTCATATTCCTTTGCAGTATCCAAGGCTTCTCTAAATTCTGCAAATTCTTCTCTCCATCGGTACATTGTCGCCGTGGAGACACCTAATGTTGCCCCAATTGCTTCAGTCGATTTGCCGAGTTTGCCCAACTCTATGACTTGCTCTATATAAGCAGGGTCATAAAGGCTTGGTCGCCCTACTGGACGTTTCTCGGCTATATCGGTCATTTTTTCTTTGCCTTTTGCGCTTCCCGCTTTTCGGCATAGGCAATTGCCACGGCTTGCTTCACGGGTTTACCGGCTTTTACTTCGGTCTTGATGTTCTCTTTAAACGCCTTTGGGCTTGCTGATTTTTTAAGCATTTTGTTTCCTAACAATTCCAACTTTTTAATGATGCCTTGGCACGTTCCGCTGGGCCTTTAGAGTGTTTTACCACTCCTTCCATTCGCGCACAAAAACTTGCCTTACGTCCTTCGTCCTTCTTTGTCTTAGGATTTGGCGCTGGCGGTTTTAGGTTGCTGCCGTTCTTGGCGTTATACTCAGCACGGCCTTTAGCGGTCATTCCTGCGCCCTGGTCGGTGGGCTTGTAGGTCTTGTCCTTGCCCGTAGTCTTGTGGGCTATTGGCTTGTCGTGCTTTTTCATTTCTTTTTAGCAGTCTTAGCAGAATCTTTGAATGCTTGGGCAGTAGGCGCACCCTTGGCGCCAAGCTTACGCATCTTTTCTACCGGCTTACCCTCTGCTTTTTCGCGGGCAATACGCTCTTGTTTAGCGTGGATATTGGCATAAAGTCCAGGTTTCATTCGACCACCGCACAAATGTCGGCTTCTTGAATTATTTGAAAGTTTTGTCCATTAATCTTGTGGGTGGGCCACTTCAGATAATCGCCGTTGCCGTATTTAATAAAATCCCCAACACTTACTTCGTAAACATCAGGGCCGACTGCAACAATGGTGCCTTCGTTAAAAGGCTCTTTGTTGTTCACAATAATGATATCAGATAAGTTTCTGACCTGTGGTTTAACCACAACCCTGTCTTGTAGGGGCAATAAGTTCATGCTACGTCTCCCATCACGGTCAACGAAACAAACTGTTTAGGCGGTCTGCCGCGGCGCTTTACCTCTTCTACCGCAGGCTCTACATCCTCGGGAAGCGCAGCAACTACCGCTGCAAATGGCTTATGTTCCCCACACCATTCCGTCTTGTGACGATTTTGGAATAACGGGTAACGCCTGCATTGTCCCATCATGTGATGGTCAATGAAATATAAGCAATTGATACAATGTGAATCAGCCATGCCAAATTCTCCTTGGTTTGGTTAGGAAGGGTCAGGGCGGATTCCCTGATTCCTTCCGCCTATTAACGGTATTCGTTACGTTCGTGAGTGTAACAATTATGCTCGCGGCTGCCGCCCTTCATTTCACCGGCAAAGCCATCTTGCTTGCCCAAATCGTGACGGGTGGGGCTATCTTTAGCGCCCATTGCCACACCACCAACGATTTTTGCACGGCGTTCGCCCGATTCGTCGCTGGCTCGCACGCCCATCGGCATTTTCTCGCCAGAAGCGCCTGGACGGGACACTTCTTTGTCGACGCTAGAAGCGCCAACCTTTTTCATGCCGGTGCGGTCTGAGGTCATCACGCCCTTTGGCATTTTTTCAGCTTTTTCGTAACCCATGATATTTCCTTGCAAGGTTTATGGATGACATTACAATGTCCAAGTCATTATAGGAGATTTTTTTCATGGCTACAAACTTTACCCTAAAACGTGAAAAAGCTGTTCACACCATTCCCGCTGTCTATGAAATGGAACGCGAACACAAGGCCGAGCGCCGCAAAGTGATGGAACTGGAAAAAGAACTGCATAAGCACGAACGCACCGATGCTGCCCATGCCCATCCTATGCATCGTTCGCATGAGCAAAAGTCTGCTCCCCTTCCGTCAATGCGGAAATAGGCACTTTGTCAGGCCACTTTCGGGTGGTCAATAAGACCAAAACGGTGCGCTGGTGGGCTTTTAACCACATATCCTGCCGTTCGTCCTTGCTCATGTCCGCGCCCTGATCGAGCGCAGCGTGGCAGGTAAAGCACAGGCTAGCGACTAAGTTATCGTCCGCTTTAATTGCTTTACCCTTGCCGCCGCCCCAATTTATGTGTGCAGCGCAGACTGTTCCATCCTCTGTCCCGCAATGCTGGCAGGCTATCGTGCGACAGGCTTCAAGCAATGCCTTGCTGCGGATGTACTTACGCTTCGGGTAGAGCACGGAATTTGACCCCTTGTTGTGTACCAAAGGCTGTGGATAACTCTATCATCTCGGTCATCTCAGCCACGGTCATCTTACTGGTACGCGCACCAAGGACAACAAACCCGCCCTCAATGCCAGGCACAACCTTTTGCTGCTTTAATGCCGCGGTCAATACGTCTTTCCATTCTTCCTTGGTCAGCTTTTGACCATACCAAACCACCTGCTGGGCAATGTCGGTCAGGTTTGCCCACATTAGACTATTTTGTTCAAGGCTTCGCATCGATTACCCTTAACGCCGATAAAGCCGCTTCCGGCCCATCAACCCGTGCTAGCGTACCACCAGCCCAATTTGCAAAAAAGGCGTGCTGTAAGGCCGTTAAAGGCTTTTTAGGGCCATCTTTAACTTCCATCAGCATTGTGTGCCCTTTGTAGCCGACCAAAAGGTCAACCGGCAGTCCAATAATCCAAACGTAAGCGCCAGCAGCCCGCAGCGCCGTTATTACCTGCGTTTGATTTGCATCCACCCTTGCTGCGCGTCTCATGCTGACATCCTCAGAGCATCACGCGCCATCTGCACAACCGCCACCGGCTTTTTCCGTCCAGCAGCGTATTCGTCCAAAATTCTTTTAGCCCAAGCCTTTGGGTCTACGCCTGGCCCCATGCGAAACGGCGTAAGTTTTGCCAATTCCTGTTGCACCTTCTCAGGGTTAGCCGGTGGGCTGGGCAATTGCGGTCTTTCTACCGCTGGGGCTTGATAGCACAGGTTTTTGAATTGCACCAGGTTTGGCGGTCTTTCTGGCAAATGGTCAAGCGCCCATGAAATAGACATCATGGATTCCTTGCTTTTCAAAAACCCTGATAACTCGTGCATCCAATGCGACTTGATTTCGTTCAATGGCGCTGACCCTAGCGAATTGTCCCACGCAATGCCGTAGGTCATGGACAGGCGCTCAAACAGTCGGTCAATGGGTTGTGTCATCTTCTAACTCCAAAAATGGTTTCATTTCCTGCCCTTGCGTTCTGCCGGTCATGGCTTCCCACCTCGCGCGTTTGAAATCGTAATCCTTCTCGGCAAATGATTTCTGTTCGCCTTTATCTTTCAGCCAGTCAGCCTTAAACCCTGTCCAGCCCCTTGCACAACAGGTTTCTAGGGCTGTCTGTAGGCTTACCCCTGCTTTGCTGGCTTCCCGTGCTATGCCATCAATCGCGGTCTGGGTTACGGCTGCTTTTTTTGTCTTACGCAAACTTAACCAATCCTGCCAAACTGATTCCGTCACGCCGACAGGCGGGGCGACTGTATTCTTTATTGGTTTATGGTTTATCGTTTCTAGTTTATGGTTTATAGTTGCCTTAGCGATGGGTTGCGTGTCGGATGCCAGTGGGTTACCCATTGGGTTCTTTTTCCTACCACCGAGGCGACCGTTAGCCCTGTTTTTCTCTGCCATCGCGTGATAGGCGGCAATCACATCTTCGCAGCGGGAATGAAACCACCCATCTTCGTGCCGTAAAAACATATCATTTAACACATCCCGAACCACAGAGGCTTCCATTCGAATACGCCTGGCAACCCATTGGGTATCCAAAGGGATTTTTTGTTCTGAATCGTAATACATATCCAACAGACGGCGGTAAGCCAAATCTTCTTCGTTGGAAAGATGGCCTGTAGCGGCCTTGTAATCACCAATGTTGAATTGGTAGTAGTGCATGGTTTTCCTTCGCTGTCCTCCACTGACAAGGAAACTTCGGCAGGCGGGGAGGCTCGCTTTTCGGTACGCTCATGACTTCGTACCTAGCCGGGTTTCACAAAATTTTATACCACTTTCCCAGCTTCTGCAATCTGTTT